TGTTCAGGCTCTTGGTGGTGATGTTCTGGCCGGTGAAGAACCAGCGATCGCGCATCACGCCCTGCTGCATGCGGCCGATGAGGCTCTCGATGGGCTTTGCCTTCGCGTTGTATGGCTGTGCAGGGAAGTGCAGTTTCGATGCACGGCTGTAGAAGTCCTGGGACTCCCGCTTCTTGTGGCCTCCCTGGTTGTCATACAGCCACTGCAGGGGGCGGTGACCGCTTGCCTTCAGGGCCATCTTCGCAGCGGTGAACTGGGCGCGGAAGTCCTCCGTGTGGCCAACGCTGTAGCCCAGTACTGCCTCGCTGTACACGTCCATGATGAGGTATACCTGCAGCTTGGCCATCATGCCGCCCGCGCCCTGGTAGAAGTAGTTCAGCTTCGTACCATCGCTGCACCACAGTGCATCGCGGAAGGCAGGGCCACGCAGCTTCAGCGTGTGGGCGAACTCGTTCCGGTAGGCGGCTGCACCGTGGCGACCGATGTACCACAGCGGCTGGATATCGGACCGCATCAAGTGCTTGTAAATGGCCGTTTCACAAAGGCTTGGCCAGCCCTTGGCCTTGGCCTCTGCAGCGTAGCGTGCCGTCACCTTCGCGGTGTCCGGCTTCGTGGGCTGTGCGTACTGGGCAACCAGCCAGGCGCTCTGGTCCATACCGATCTTGCGGCTGTTCTGGTTGCCCCACTTGGCGCTGATCACCGCAGTTGCACCGTTGGTGCGGTAGTCCCGCACCTTGGCCATGATGCGGCCATAGGCGTTCGGCAGGTCCACTTGCTCCTCCTGGATGTGGGCGATGATATCGGCCTGCCATTCGCGGGTGCTGCTGTAGCCCCATGCGGCCACCTGCTTGCGCGTCACCGTATTGAACAGGCGCAGGTAGGCACAGGCCTTGGCGTAGCTGGCCACCGCGTCCTCGGGCAACGTGCTGCCATCGGGCAGCGTGTGGGTGCGAAGAACGGTGAGGTCGGCGGCGGCAGCTTGCAGGTGAGAAACCCATAACACTCTGCGGGAGTCTGCCACCGCACGACCATGCACCTTGTCCACCACGGCCTTCACCGTGGGCTTCAGGTCATCATACTTCACCAGCACCTTGCGGCGGTCCTCTGGATCGTCAATGACGGTCCACCCTTTGGAGCCACGTTGCCGAGCCTTCTTGACGGTATCGTAAGCGATACCGGCAGTCAGTAGCTCTGACACCTCCAGGTAGGTTATGCCGCCAATGGTGCGCATGCTCAGGCCAGCTTGATAGCGAGTTGTGCGAGTTGGATACGGTGCAGGTACTCTGCAGCGCTTGCCTTGGCCTGGGCGGTCTCCTGGCGCTGCTGGGCCAGTTCCTTTTCCAAGGCCTCCACGCGATCGCCGAGCTTGTCAGCTACCCGGTCCGCCACGGTGCCGATGCCAGTGCCTGCGAGGGCTTTCACTGCGTTGTTCGCATCGGCCAGTTCCGTTAGGTCCTTGTGCAGGCTTCGCAACTCCGTGGCCATTGCACTGTTGCGCTCCTTGTAGCCCTCCAGCTCAGCCTGTGCAGCATCCAGGTCCTTGCCCTGCGCCACCAGCTTCTCTTGCAGGTCACGCAGTTCCTTCTGCAGGTGGGCATTGTCACTCTCGACTGCGGTGAGTCGGCTCTTGTCTGTAAGGCCAACCATCGCGTCTGGGCTAGTCTTCAACACAAGGCAGAGGCCCAATAGTGTTGTGAAGTCAGGGTAGGCAACCAAGCACTCCCAGTTACTGATGCTGTTGGCCTTGACGTTGAGGCGATCCGCCAACTCGCCCTGGCTCCAGCCGTACTGTTTGCGGAGCGCTCGTAAGGAAGCCGAAAAGGTTTTCTGCATGCCAGCAATGACATCGTTGGTCACTTGACCCTTGTTCTTCGGAGCACTCATTTGCGGCTGCGAGTTGGCGTGCGTAGAGAGAGCACCTCGTTGTACAGAGCAGTGATACCTGCGTTCTTGCGCGTGCCTGCGATCACCCTCTTCACATGATCGTAGCAGTAACCCTGCTTCGTCCGGCCCATCCGCCTGGCTTTGGCCATCTGCATGACCAGTCGGATATCCCCATATTCCTTGTTCGGTGTCATCGGTTGCTTACTTTGGTCCTGAAGTCGGGTACAAATATGGATCGAAGTAGATAGAAAGTCAAACGGAAGTAGACATTGAGTTTTCCACCGAGCGATGTCAATTACTGAAAGACTGCAGACCTATATCCAGGAATCTGGATTGAACGTCAACAAGGTGACGGTTCGCTGTGGCCTTCGGCCGGGCACGCTGAACAAGGCTTTGAAGTACGGCAAGAGCCTGAACAGCGATACTGTTGAGGCCATCTTGAAGAACTACACTGACCTGAGCGCGGAGTGGCTGCTACTTGGCTATGGCCCCATGCGGAGGCGCTCAGCGCGGGTGATGAATATGGAATCAGGTAGAGAGCTGAGTGCAGAGGAGTTGGCAAGGAATGAATCAAGCCTTGAGGATTGGAAGAAGAAAGTTGGTCCGCCAGACCTGCTACAGAAGCAGCTGCAGATACAACAGGCCATTGCCGAGCTACTTGACCAAGAGGACCTGGAAGTACTTCGGAAGCTGATTGACCACTACAAGCACGGCAGTCGGAGCTAGCAGAGCACTGCCCTACCTCCTCCGCTTCCGCCTGGTGGCGATGAAGAGGTGGATGGAGAGTAGCAGGGCGAAGAGAAGCTTGCGCATCTGTGTTGGGTTTGGCTGCCAAGGTCTCCAGGTGCCCACCCTCGAAAAAACGACAAGCCATTTTTCGTGGCCGCACTGAGCACCCGGCCAGGTCCACCAGTACCAGGATCACCCCTAGGATGATGGTCACCACGATGCCGTCCTTGATGCGTTGCCAGGTGCGGCGGGTATAGGGGTCGGTGCTCATTGGGCAAGGGTTGAAAGGTGGGCGTCAACAGCGGCCTGTACATCGGCGTCTGACCAGGTGCCATTCACGTAGGGCTGTGCAGGCAGGTCATAGTGGATGCGGATGTTAGCACCGCTCTCCAGGACAACCGAGGGTTGGAAGGTCTGCTCTGTCGGCCTGTCCAATGTGGCCACCACGGTCACCGTCGGATCGATGATCAGCACTCCAGGATGTGAGGGTACTTCGATGGTCATGGCTGAGAGGTTAGGGTGTCCAGCGGCGAACGCAGATGCCGAACTGGGAGGCAGAGGTCTTATTGGTCGCCGAGGCCGCACCCAGAGCATTGGTGATCCTAAGGGCCTGAGCGGTGGATGCCGGGCTCGTGGTACTGGACCACGGCAATATCGCAGAGGCAATAGCGAAAGGTCCGTAGTTCAGCACAGAGCCGGAATTGTACAGTGCAACGGAGTACCACACCCCTATAGGCGGAACCTTCCAATCGTTATGGCCATCGAACGTCAACGCTAATGCGGCATCGATAGCAGTGTTCCACACTGCCGTCAATGTTGGGTCGTTCGGCACGTACCACTGCAGCCTGGTGAGGTGGTCAATGAACGTGCGGTCTCCAGTGGTCCCGAAAGCAGCACCACTGGGATCGGTGAAACGATTCGTATTGCCGAACACATTGGGAATACCAAGGGTGGTCCAATTCACCAGGTACTGCTTCTGTGATGAGCTGCCAAACGATGGAACATGGTCGAACCATCCTGCTGCCCTGATGCTCTGCTCATCACCGCTCCTGTAGCTCACGGCCTGGCCGCTCCACAGCTCTGTGCCGAATGCGTAGATGATAGGGTCTCCAGCAGGGATCGGGTTGACCACGTTGATGGGTGTCCCGGCTGGTTGTGAGGCATACGGCACACCGTTCAGCGATACCGCCACATCAGGTGCGGCCGGTGCAGTGTCTTCAAAGAGCGTATCCAGGTCAATGCGGCCGTATTCTGTGCCAGCACTGTTGCGAAGCGATCGCGCTGGTACGGCAATGTTCGGTGTCATCTCGGGACCGTAGTAGGCGGTCTCAAATGCCCGGCTGACGATGATGCCACCAGCAGCAAGCTCGTACAGGAACACCGAATAGGGCAGCCCCCATATGGTGCCGGGTGGCAACAGGGCAACAGGGATGCCAGGTGATAGGTCTGTTTGCAGCACCAGCACCGGATCGCTGCTCGCGAAGGTGCATTCCATCGGCACCTGAGCTGGTAGACGTATGCTTTCCCCATTGCTGTCGATGTGTACCACATCCGGAAGCACATGCTCTGCAGGTGCGGTCACATTCACCACATAGCTGCTGTCACTGTTGCGCACCAGCACCACGCGGCCTGATGGCACCGGCATTGGCGGGTTGGCGTCGATCACCAGGGCGGGCACCGGCCGGGTCACGTAGGTGGCCGGGTCCATGTCCGTGCAGAGCAGGCTGCGGAACGCCACAGTGTCCACGCGGAACTTGCTGAAGCCGTGGTCCGGCTCCATGCCGATCAGGCCCACGGTACCGTAGCCCACGCCACGCATACCGATCAGGCGCTTGCCGATCTCCTTAACCTGGTCATAGGTGGCACGCGTGCTGGTGATGCGGCCAGCTGCGCGATCGCTGCCCAGGGGATCGTCCACCATGTCCCGGAGGATGTCCAGGTAGAACACGCCCTGCGCCTCGTAGTGCTTGCGGCCACGGGCCTCCCACTTGGGTTCCTCGTAGCGCACCAGCACAGCAGGCAGCAGCAGGCCATCGATCATCTCCCCGCCCTCCATTCTCTCGGGCTGGTCATTGAACCAGTCGATGGTCCTGATCTTCAGGTCCGGCTTCGTGGGGTCAGTGAGCCGGTCGCGGATGGCGATATAGAGGTCGTCCAGTATCATGCGCTTTTAGCTCCTTTGAACACGTCTTCAAGGCCCGCCAATATCTCGGCACTGATCTCCTTAGCCAGCGGCTCGGTCGTGACCATGAACGGACGTGCGGGCATTGCTGCCGGTGTGTTGCTCTGCCTGCGGCGTATGAGGCCGCTGCGCAGGTTGGTGCTCCATGCTGCAGCCTGTCCCTTCAGGGCACCGCCCCGGTTATGGATCGCGGCATAGGGCGTGTTGTTGATCACCCTGGCATACTTGAAGTTGGGTGCGCTACGCAAGGCCCTGCGCAGGCGGCCGCTCTTCACCAGGATGGCGCGGCCCTTGTCCTTGCCGCTACGGCGCGGCTCCCACTTCTCCAGGCTGCCACCGCTGCCGGTGAATGCACCCTGCCTGCGGAAGTTGGCGCGGAAGTGGTTCTCGGCCAACTTGCTCGCAATGCGAGGCAGCTCCCGGCGATACGCACGGAAGCGGCTGGCCATGTCGCTGAAGGGGCTGGGGAACTGCTTGCTCATGAGATCACATCCACATCGCCCTCCGTCCTAGGCAGGTAGTCCTCGCTCGCGATCAGTTCGGCCAGCTCACGGCTGTAGCCCATGATGAGCATCAGCGCTGTGACCAGCTCCTCGCCCGTCAGCTCGTCCCGCTCTAAGCGGGCACGCAGCTCCTCGATGTTCACTTTGTCCGCCATCCTTTTGCAATGAAAAGTAAGTCGATCGCCTTGGCGATGGGGGCGAAGTCCTTCGCCGTCCATTGCGTAGGTATGCCACTGCTGCGTACCGTCTTCAGGTCCTTGAGCAGGGCCTCGTCACCACTGCGCACGGCCACGTACTGGCTGTATGCCCGCGCCCACTGTTCCTTGGGGTTGGCCAGGTAAGTGTAATACTTGCGCAGGCGTAGGGGCAGGCGCACGTCATTGCCTGCGGTGTCCTTTACGATGCCGGTGTTCAGTACTTCGTTGATGCCCTTGATCACCTTGCTCTGGGCCATGGCCGCCTGCACCGCCTTCATCTCTGCACTGGCAATGCTGCTGGTGCCCCAGGACACACCCTGCCCCAGGCCAATGTGGTCAAGCCAGTGGCCCACCTCGTGTGCCAGCGTCAGGTGCTGGTGATCGCCGGTGAGGCGCACACCGATATCCACTGCATTGTAGAAGGTGCTTCGGTAGAAGCCGAACGCCTTTGCCCTGGTAGGCTTCAGCGGGATCGCGCTCAGCACACCATCACCGTGTACGCTGTCGATCGCCTTCATGGTCCGCGTCAGCACAGTGCTCAGGGCCTTGTTGTCCGTGGTGAGCGAGCCGCTCACCGGCGTACCCTGGGCGCGGTTGGTGATGGCCGCGCCTTCATCACCCAGGACATCCTGCACCAGCTTCTCCACCTTGGCCTTCACGGCCTTCGGTGCCTTGCTACTGTAGGGGTGGTCCTTGGGGAACACCACGCCATCCTTGCCCACGTTGCTGGCGAACATGCCTTTGCGGACAGGCTCCCAGTTGGCGGGCAGGCTGCGGCCACCACCCAGGCGAGCCACCTGCTCCACATCGCACCTACAGCGCCAGCCGTTGGGTGGATAGTTCGTGTCCCAGAATGGGTGATCGATGTGTTCGGTGATGCCGTCATAGCCCTCGTGCTCATCGCGCACACGGTCATCGCCCACCGTGCTGTAGCGCAGGAAGGGGAAGAGGTCCCGGTCTGCCTGTAGGTCCGTCCAGCGCTGGGCCATCTGACCGCTGGCCACCGCGTGCTCATACTCGCTGCGCAGGTAGTTCTTGTTGTAGGTCTCGTCAATGGCCAGCACCCGCTTCTTGAAGTCAACGAAGGAGCGGAACTGGCCGTCCTCGTCCATCAGTTCAGCGCTCACGGCCTTGGCCACTTGGTAGCTCTTGAAGCCGGAGAACGTGAATACGTTGTCCCGCATGAAGGCCTGCAGCTGCTCGCTCTGTGGCCCTGCACCATCATCCAGGTCCATGCCGCCCATCACGCCCTTGAACAGCTGGTCCGCTGTCCACTGCATCAGCTTCGGGTCTACGTGGTCACCGGTGATGCGGCCGTCATGGAAGGCCCTGGCCAGTTCATCCATGATGCCATCGCTGTCCTCGTCCGGTCCACCAGCGGCCGTGAAGCCGTGGGTGTGCCCGTGGGCGCGGTACAGTCGATCGATGGCCTTCTGCATGCTGGCCGTGTCTGCTCGGTCTACTTCATCATCCGCCTCACCCTCCTCCTCCTTCTTTGGTGTGGCAGGGTCGGCCTTAGGTGCGTCCTCCTTGGCCTTGTCCAGCTTGATGCGCTCTGCAGCCGTGGGCATGGGGATGCCGTAGGTATCGTACCAGTAGCTCTCCGGCACGTCCACCTGTTCGGCCACCTTCTTGTCCACCTCAATGCGCTTCTCCAGGGGCAGGCCCACGGTCACATCAAAGGCAAAGCGGCCATCCTTCACAGGGTAGCCCAGGCGCATCAGGCGGTCCTTCAGCTCCCAGTTCAGCAGGAACTCGATGCGCTTCATGTCGGCCAATGCGATGTCGGCCTCCACGCCTTGGTGAACATCGCCCAGGCTGCGGGCACCGTTCTCCCCCTGCTCGGTGGTGAGCGTGTTGCCCAGGAAGATCTTGGAGAGCTCCGCGTTGCAGGCGCTCACCATGTCCTTGAAGATGGCGCTCTGGCCCTGGCTGCTGGCCGGGTTATGGAACTCCAGTGAGGTGCCATCCGGGATCACCGCATAGCCTGCACCGCCCATCTCTGCCAGGGCGGTCATCAGCTTGCTCCTGGTGCTCTCGTCCCAGGGGTTGTACTTACCCACCCTGAAGGGCTGGCCGAACAGCTCCACGAACTGTGCCCAGTCCCCGAAGGTGCCCCGCTTGTAGAGGATGTACGGCAGGGCGATCATCATCGCGCCCAGGTCACGGGGCCTGCCCACTTCGATCAGGTAGGGCGTGTACTTCGGGTCCTCCCGGTACATGATCCAGGGCGTGGTGGTATTGCTGGCGTCCTTGCTGATGTGGCCGAACTCGGGCACCACGTTCGCACGCGGTACCACCTCGCACCGGCTGATGAGGCCCGCCTCCGGTATCAGCTCCAGTAGGGTGGGGCCATAGGGCACCACCTGCATGCTGCCGGTGATGAAGTCATAGAACCAGGGCGTGTCCAGGATGTCCTCGTGGATGCTCTTCATCAGCGCATCGCTGGCACCGTCCTGCACCCAGGTGATGCGCTTGTTCGCCACGTTGATGGTGCGCTTGTTCAGCACCGCGTGGAAGTGGCCGTCCAAGGCCAGGTTCTCATAGAGCTCATACAACGCCTTGCGCCGTGGGTTCTCAATGGACCGGGCGCTGTTGATGGCGGCCTGCACATCAGCGATGTCCTGGTTGCGCAGGGTGATGCGGGCCACGTTGACCTGGCCGATGACCGGTGATGACTTCCCTACCCGTGCGTTCTGGCTCATTCGTTTTCTTCGATTTGCGGGCTTATCTCCCCTTGGGTGGGGTTCCGATACCGCTCGCGGTGGGTTCGTGGCTATTTAAGGCCGCTTAAGGGGTCTTTAAGGGGGTCCCTTAGTTCAGGTGATTGTTCCGGCGTGGGTTGCTCCCATACTGGACGTATTCCTTGGCATCGCCATCGGGGCTGGGTACCAGGGGCAGGTCGGGCGGGTTCACCTCTTGCTTCTGCACCCGGTGCAGCCACTTCTCGGCCGCCTCATAGTTGTACACCCGCATGTCCGGCACCTGGTTGGCGGGCAGGCGCTGGTACAGGTAGTACAGGCTGATGTCCACCGCATACTTCACCAGGATCGGGTTGCGGTCGCTGCCCGTTGCGTTGAAGATGGCCACCACGTCATAGCGGGCGTTGAGGTAGCCGCGCATCAGTTCAATGGCCGTGTTCTCGGCATCATCCAGGAGAGAGGTCAGCAGGCCGCTGTTGCCCCCGGCGATGCGCAGCAGGATATCGCTATCGATGCTGGTCTGGTAGTCGGTCTCGGTGATGAAGGTGCTCATTTGAAGGTGTGTTTACAGCGCATGCAGGACATGCCGCGAATGCTGGATAGGAACCGCACGGCCAGTTCCTCACTTCCGCATTGAGGACAGATGGCAACGATGGGTAGGTCTGGCGTTGTAGGCTTGTAGACGGCATAGCCATCGTTCCGCGAGTCCTCAATTACGAAGGCGTGGAAGTTGCCCCAGCCACGCAGGATAGCGTTGGTCATCTCTAGGTGGGCACCTGGCACCTCGCAGACCTTCCCTTCGCGCAAGGCATCGAGCAGCTCCTTGCGTGTGGATGGTCGGTAGTATGTCGCTACCTCACTCATAGCCGGTGCTTGCTTCTGTGGCGCTGCCCGATGCTGATGTCAGCACCATCCGTCACTGCGCTCTGCAGGTCATGGATGGCCCCCTCCAGGGCATCGGGTCCGTCCTTGTGTGTCTTCACGCCCGGCTGGAAGTTCAGGAGTTGCTCCTTCAGGCGCTTCATGTGGTGGTCCTCGTCCTCGGCTTCGTTGAAGTACACGTTGCCGCGTTCAAAGTGTCCGCTGATGGCCTCGATACGGGCGTCCTTCTCGGGCTTCTTGCGCTTGTCGCCTTGCAGGGGCAGGGGCACGCCGCGCTTCAGGGCCTCAGCGGCGAAGTCCTGGTAAAGCAGGTCCTGCAGGAATACCTCCTCCATCCGCAGGCGCACGGCACCGCCGCGCTGCTGCACATAGGTCTGCAGCTCGTAGCCCCAGCCCACCATCTCAATAACGCTGGCCACGCCCACGAATGCCTTGATGATGTGGTACTGGCCTTCGTGCAGGCCCACCAGTACCCACGCCTTGCTGTCCGAGGTAGAGGACTTCTTGAAGCCGGGGTCCAAGTAGCCCACCAGCGCCCGGTAGCTCTTCAGCGGGGGCAGCTTCTTGCTCACCAGCCATTCACGCTGGAAGGTCTTTCCCTCCTGGATCGGGTTATTGAAGTACTCCCGCTGGGCTACGTTGTAGCCCATCTTCGTGATCATGAACTGGCACTCCTCCAGGGTGTAGCGCTCCGGCCATGACGGCTGACCCTTATCATCCAGGATGTTCACCGTCATCTTGTGATCGGCGATCTCGTACACCCTGGCCAGTACCATGTCCTTGGCGAAGCGGTTGCCCACCATCACGAAGCGGCCCCGGCCGGTGATGTCCATGGCACCGAACAGCGCACCGCGTAGCCACTTCTCGGCCTCGTCCACCCGCTTGGGGTTGCGGCTCTGCTCGTCCTCATCGAAGTCATCCGCCACGATGTAGTCCGGGCGCACGGGTTCATTGCGGACACCGCGTGGGCTCTGCCCGCTGCCGATGGCCACGAAGAACCAACCCTGCTGGGTGATGAACCGACCTTGCTCCCAGTCACCGAGACCCTTGAAGGGACCGAAGTCCTGGATAAGGCGCTGGTTCGCCTCCAGCTCTGCCTGCAGGTCGCTGAGCAGGGTGATGGCGTTGGTCTCGCTGTAGCTGGTGAGGAGCATGGTGCGCAGCTCACCGTTCACCGAAAGGAACAAGGGGTTCAGTATGGTGTGGATCACGCTCTTCGCGTGTGCCCGTGCGATCACCCACACGAACACCCCGCGCGGGTGGTCATACACTGCACGCTGTTGCTTCAGCTGGAACTTGCCGAAGGGTGCGGTACAGTAGTGCGGGAAGTAGTATGCACAGAACTCTTTGAAGTCCCCTTTAAGCCGGGCCACACGTTCCTCCTTCACACGCGGGCTCTCGTCCACGTCCACCGGGGTGGCACGGCGAATGCCCAGGAGGTGGTCCTCCCAGGCGCGTAGTGCGTGGCGTTCTCCCGGCTTCAGCATCAGACCAGCAGGCTCTTGATGTACTGGTCGCTGAGCTCACCGAAGCGCTTGGTGGTCTCCAGGTCGCTGGCCTCGCGCAGCCACTTGGTGAAGCGCATGAACACGTTCACCGTGGCACTGAGGCCCGTGTCCTGCTCCAGCTTGGCGATAGCGGCGCTCAGCTTGTTCTGGGTGTCGGCCTCCGTGGCCGTGGGGTAGCGGCGCTCGGGGTCCCGCTGTTCGATCGCGGTGTTCAGTGCGCTCAGCTGCTGGTAGAACCGGCTCAGTTCGCTCTCCTTGGTGGTGGTCACAGCGGCCCGCTGCTTGTCCCATCCATCGGCGTTCTTCCACAGGCTGATGGTCTTTTCGCTCACACCGATCAACGCTGCGATATCCTGCTGCAGCACGCCATTGCGGACGTAGAGCTGCTGGGCCTTGCTGCGCTTCTCGGCCATCTTCCCCTTGCTTGCCATGGACACAAAAGTGTGATCCTACCCGCGCGTAAGGAATTCGGGTTTCCCCGTTACTGGCAAGCGTTGGGTAACGCGTCCCCATTGGCCGGGTAACGGCCGGAAGCGATTTGATACGCGTTGCCCGTGCGTTGACTTTTGCCCTCGTCAAGATGCCACACACGCAGAAACATCAGTTCGTAGCGGCGGCCACGCGCCAGGGTACCGAGGTGGTCCTGGTGCTCAGCGGCTACATCTGGCCGGACAACAGCAACGCGTCCGCTGCCATCGCTGCGCAGTTGGCCACGCTCCAGGAAGGTGACCAGCTCACCGTGATGGTGCGCAACCTGTACGGTGGTGACACGGACGAGGGGATGACCATCTACCACGACCTGCTGACCTACAAGCCGAAGGTGAAGGTGGACGGTGTGGTGGCCAGCATGGGCTTCGCCATCATGCTCGCCGGTACGGAGATCGAGATCAGCAGCCACAGCAAGGGCATGATGCACCGGCCCACCGGTGGGTGTATCGGTGACTTCGAGGACATGCGCGAACGGGCGGACCGGAACGAGCAGATCTACAACGAACTGGCCGACCTGATCGCCGCCCGCACCGGCATGACCGCTGACCTGGTGAAGGCCACCCTGATGCCCAAGGGCAAGGACGTATGGCTGACCCCCGCCAAGATGGTGGAGATGAAGCTGGCCGACCGGGTGACCACGGGCAGCCTGCTGCGCAGCACCGTGGCCATGAAGGAGCTGCGCAAGCTCACCGATGCAGATGACATCCTGGGCAAGTTCCAGGCATGCCTGGATGAAGACGAACTGCCAACCTCACAAACCGAGGCACCCATGAACAAGGAACTGTTGAAGACGCTCGGCCTGCCCGAGTCCGCAACGCAAGAGCAGTATGACGCTGCTGTTGCCGAGCGCATCAAGAAGGGCGATGCCGCCAGTGTGCGTCTCGCCGATGTGGAACGCGACCAGGCGGCCGCCCAGGAGAAGGAGCTCGATGAGCTTCTGGACAACGGGGTGAAGAGCAACGTCCTGACCATTGCCCGGCGCGATGAGCTGAAGGCTCAGGCCAAGGGCAACGTGGCCGTGGTGCTGCCCATCGTGAAGAGCCTGGTGCAGGACATGCAGCCGCACCGCTCTGCCACTGAGCAGATCCGTGGCACCCCGGACAGCGCCACGGCCAAGAAGATGGCCGACCGTGCGGAGTGGGACTATAAGCAGTGGGCCGAAAAGGACCCCACTGGCCTGGCCCAGATGCAGCAGAAGGACAACGCAGCCTTCGAGGCGCTCAAGAAGGCTTACGTCGATAACCTGCGCAGCGCTCGGTAATGATGCACCACCCTGGTGATGCCCTCGTCTCCGTGCTTGCAGGGTCGGCAACGGCCCTGCTGGCACACGCTGCCAACCTCGTAGAGGCGGCCAGCTTGGGAGGTGAGCTGTTGAGCACGGTGCTCTACGGCTTCATAGGGGGCGCAGCCGGGTACATGGGCCGCTTGCTGATCGATCACTTGAAGAACCGAAAACGAACCAACCCGAAACAATGAAGACGCCGAAGATGAAGACGCTCCTGACCGTACTGGTGCTCGCAGTGATGAGCCTGGCTGGCGGTACTGTGATGGCCAGCGTGGCCACCTCGGGGCCTGACCCCTTGACCACCAACTACGACCTCGCCCTGGCAGTGAGCACCGGTGCGGTGTTCAGCCTCAGCGTGGCGAAGCGCTACGTGAAGTCCCCCTACTTCCAACGCCCTGCCAACGTGGTGGGTGCGGATATCACCGTGGAGATCTGGGTGGACATGATCGTGGAGTACCTGCGCAAGAACAACGATGTCCTGGGCAGGGCCTTCCGTGAGGATGATCGGGTACTGGGCGGCAAGGTGGTGCACATCCCCCAGGCCGGTGCCAACCTTGGCGGTGAACGTAGCCGTACCACGCTGCCTGCGACCGCTTCAAAGCGTACCGATACGGACGTGACCTACACCCTGATCGAGTACACCACGAACCCTGCGATCCTGCAGAACACGGAACAGGCCGAACTGAGCTACGATAAGATGGTGAGCCTGATGGCCGACCAGCTGGCCTGGCTCGATGAGAACATCACGGCGGACCTGTTGCAGATCTGGGCCGCTGCGAGCGCTGCACAGATCGTGCGCACCACCGGTGCCGACAGTACGCTGAACTTGTCCGTGGGTGCCACCGGTACCCGCAAGATCCTCACCGTTGCCGACTTCAAGAAGGCCATGGTGCTGATGAACAAGAACGATGTGCCCAAGGCCAACCGCATCGCTCTCCTGGACAGCGACATGTACGGTGAGCTGTTGGATGACCCCATCCTGCAGAACCGCGATGTGGCCAAGGAGGCCGACTACGTGAACGGTGTGGTGGCCCGTCTGTTCGGGTTCGACATCCTGGAGCGCAGCGAGAACACGGTGTTCACCAACGCTGGCACCCCGGTCAAGAAGGCCGTGGGCGCTGCCACCGCTACCAGTGACAACAAGAGCTCCCTGTTCTTCGAGCGGATGAGCGTTGCCGCTGCCCTGGGCCAGAAGGAGTTCTTCGAGAGCAAGCAGGACCCGCTGTACTTCGGTGACGTGTACAGTGCTCTGATGCGTGCTGGCGGTCGCCAGCGCCGTGCCGATGGCAAGGGCATCGTGAGCATCGTGCAGACGGTGGGTGCCTAAGTGATACCCTGATGTAGCGAAGGAGCGCGGGTAGTGGACGCACTGCCCTCGCTCGCTACCAGGGGGAACGAGTGGGTCAACGGTTTCAAGCTCCTTTCAGCCCCATCAACAAAGAGATCAAGAGGCTTGTGACGCCTGGGAAAGACCAGGGATCGGATGGTAGCTCAGACGGCAGAGCAGCGGACTGATAACCCGCAGGACGGTGGTTCGATTCCACCCTACCCGACAAACACCAATCAACACCACCACAGCCATGGACCGTAAAGCGTTTCTCAATCAGGTAAAAGAGGTCTTTGATGCCAACGAACTGGCAGAGAAGTACTACGTGACCCGCGATGCCCAGTGCTTCGCCCGTGAGGCCGATGCCATCAATCATCAGCGCTTCCTGGGGCCGCACAACAGCGGCGTTGAACCCATCACCCGCGAAGGGTTGAAGGCCATGATCAACGGCAAGGTCGTGAAGATCAAAGACGAAGGGCTTGCAGCGGGTGCCGGTGAGGACGAACAGGGTGGCAAGAGCAGCAGTACCGTGGCCGCCGCATCCGACAGTGCCCCCGGCACCTCTGCACCCGGCGAGACCGACGAGGAGCGCACGGCCCGTGAGACTGACGAGAACGCAGCTGATGAGGCCGCAGCTGCAGCGGAGGCAGCCAAGGAGGTAGCAGCCCCGAAGGCCGCTGCAAAGAAGGCTGCACCCAAGAAGGCCGCCACCAAGAAACCTGCGGCCAAGAAGGCTGCCAAACGCAAGTAACCCATGCCCACCTACGTCTACATCCTTATGGTGATCGTGTACCTGGTGCTAGTGGCCATCTGGCTCCGGCACCTGGCACCGGCCAAGCGCAAGGCGCTCGGGCAGCGCATCATGGCGGTGTGGACGTGGATGGTGAGCAACGTCCAGGAGCTCATCGGCATCCCGGCCGCTCTCCTGGTGTTCTACTTCAGCGGCCTGGTGCTGCGGTGGGTAGAACCCAGCAGCGCCATCTACGATGCCGGTGTGCTGCAAGGCGTCACCGTGGTGATCGTTCACCTCATCATCGGCAACAGCATAGCCCGCGTGGGCGTGAAGCTGAATGTCGAGAGCTTCTACAAGTCCGAAACCATAACCCCCTCAGACCGCCAATGGCTGTTCGTGATCTACTTGCTTGCCTATTGCTTGCTGGCAGCTGTGCTGTAGGTTCTGGGGTTCGGGCTTCGGACCCGTGCCAGACCAACGCACTGAACGCCCTGGAGCAGGCCGTTGACGACCTTGGTGTCCGTGAGGCCACCGGTCGCAACGATGGCCCCCGCGTGGAGAAGATGCTGCGCAACACGGGCCTGCCGAAAGGCAATCCCTGGTGCGGAGCCGCCGTATACACCTGGCTTGTGGAGGCTGGAGTGGTGTTGCCGGGAGGGGGCCGCGCTTACGCGTGGTCCCCGACCTGGCACCCTGCCCACCGCCAGGTATGGACCAACGCCCGAGGGGTGAACAGCAAGTTCCAGGGCATGGGTGCGAAAGGCCCACAGCCAGCCGACGTGTTCGGCCTGCACTATGCCAACCTGGGCCGCATCGGTCACACCGGCATCCTGCTGAAGGACGAGGGCAGCTATTGGGTCACCGTGGAGGGTAACACCAACGGTGTGGGCAGCCGTGAAGGCGATGGCGTGTACAGCAAGCGCAGGCGTAAGGACCAGATCACCGTGATAAGCCGATGGGTATGTTGAACCAACCCGTGAAGATGCGGATCGCGATGCTCTTGCTCATCGTGAGCCTGGTGCTTGCCCTGGTGAGCTGTAAGACCTTCCTGGAAGGGTTCCGCAGCCACACCGAGACCATCACCGAGCGCACTGTGACCAAGCGGGACACTGTATGGCACACCAAGGCCGACAGTGCCACCATGCGCATCGTTGCCGATGTGGTGGCCCTGCGCAAGCTGATCGAGAGCCTGAAGCAGGACGGTGCCCGCACCGTACGCGGGACGCACAACGCCAGCCTGGTGATGAGCGTGGTGGGCGATACCCTGGTCCTGGATGCCAGGTGCGACAGCCTGGCCATGGAGCTGGAGAACGCCCTGGTCACCATAGAAACTACCCGCGAACGCAATACGGAGCTGGAACGCACCGTAACGCAGGTCGGGAACGAAACGAAGGGAGTGATCCCCGGATGGATGAAAGGCACCATCTACATCATACTGGCGGCGCTCCTGGCGCTGTTCGCAGTCTACCTCCTCATCAATAAAACGCTCTTTAAGAGGCTCTGAACCATGGCACTACCTAACGTTACGATCAACCTCAGCAACGGCAACCTTGGCCGCCTGCCTGCCAACCAGGACGGTGTGGCCGGTCATGTGTTCGGCCCTACCGCTGTAGCCCCTGCGAGCGCCACGCTGAACACGGCCTACCTGATCCGCACCCTTGCGGATGCCGAGGCCCTGGGCATCACCGAGGCCTACGATGTGGCCAACGATGTGATCGTGTGGCACCACCTGAAGGAGTTCTACGAGGAGTGCGGTGGCACCAGCGAGCTCTACATCATCCTGTTCAACGGTACCATGGCGGCCCAGTTCGACGTGGACGGTCCTGCGGACAAGCTGATGCAGGCCAGCGCCGGTGATATCCGCCTTGTGGGTTCCGCGTACACCCCGGCAGTGGGTGCCGTGGCCGACACGGACGGCCTGGCTACCGGTGTGATCGCGGCGATCGCCACTGCAAAGGCCTTCGTCATCCGCCAATTCACCGCGCACAAGCCGTGCCGCGTGCTCCTGGAGGGTTACGCCATCGAGAGCGTTGCCGCCCTGGCCTATGACCTGCGAGACACCACCGGTCCCGTTGCGGATCCCGTGGGCGTGGTGGTCGGCCAGACGGCCGGGTTGCTGCCGTCCAGCATGTCCGACTTCACCCGCTATGCCAGCATTGGCCGGGTCATGGGTCGTGCGGCCCGCATCGCGGTGCACTACAACCTTGGCCGCGTGAAGGACGGCCCCCTGGTGGGTGTGGTGTCCGGTGGCTTCAGCGATGCCAGCGCCCTGGCAGCTGCCACGGATGCGCAGCTCGAAGCGCTGAACACGCTGGGCTACATATTCTTCCGCGTTCACAGCGGCCTGGCCGGGCTGTTCATCAATGATGACCACATGGCCACGCCGATCACCAGCGACTACAGCGGCCTGGCCCGTGGCCGGGTGATCGACAAGGCCGCCCGGATCGCGTACCGCGTGTACGTGAACGAGCTGAACGATGACGTGGAACTGGACGGCACCACGGGCCAGCTGGCCCTGGCCACGGTCAAGAACCTGGAGAGCATCATCGAGACGGCCATCGGCAGCGAGATGGCCGGTGAGATCACCAGCGTCGATGCCTACATCGATCCGGTGCAGAACATCCTGAGCACCGACCAGATCAACGTGGAACTGAACATCGTCCCACGGGGAATTGCACGAAACATCCGGGTAACGCTTGCGTACCGGAACCCCGCAGCCGCCACGGCGTAAGGTAGGAGGCACCAGGAGCAGCGACCCAGTAACGAACGACAGGTAAATCAGACCCCATGATCAACGGACAGGAATACGCCTACGAGGATGTGCAGATCCAGGTGGAGGGCAAGAGCATCCCCCTCACCGGAGTGAAGCGCATCGAATACGGTGAGACCAAGGTGCACACCAACATCTATGGACGCGGCAACCGCCCGGTGTCCATGGGTCGTGGCAAGAAGGAGATGAAGGAGGGCACCCTCACCATCCTGCAGAGTGAGCTGAGCGCCATGGAGGATGCCATGCCCAAGGGCAAGAGCATCGCCGACCGCAAGCCCTTCGCCATCACCGTGGCCTACGCCCCGGAGACCGGACCGCGCCGCACCGACAAGCTCCTCGGATGCCGCATCACGGACATCCCCAAGGGGATCGGTGACGAGGACACCGAGATGACGGTGGAACTGAAGTTCCTGCCGTTCGCCATCGAATACGGAAGCCTTTAACGGGGTAACAAGGGGCATCACCAGCGGTGCCCCTTGAAACCTTTCACCAACACACCACTTTCAATCCATTATCAATGACCACTACCAGCACCAACACCACCAACAAGCCGACCACCGAACAACTGAACGCCTGGAAGAAAGAGCACGGTGTGCTTCACAGTCTGTCCACCGAAGATGGTTACGAGGCCATCGTGCGATCGCCACGCCTGACCGATCTGGAGCAGGCCATGGATAAGAGCAAGAAGCCCGGAGCCCGCAGCCTTGATTTCAACCGCGTTCTCTTCCGGCGCTGCTGCCTGTGGAACTCGGATGGCCTGATGGATGACGAGGACCGTCAGCTCCAGATACTGACCGCCATCGGCAGCATCAGTGACGTAAAGGAGGCCACGGTAAAAAAGATTTAGAGCAGCACCAGGAGCGTGTGGAGGCCGCGCCTTACGCTCAGATGCTCGCTCTGCTCAAGTACCACTACAGAGATCCGCGGATACACAGGCGGCTACCTGATACCGAACTGATCAGGCTATTCGCAGAACTGCAGTGGGTGCGATCACAGGAGGCAAAAGCAACAGCAACAGGACATGGCTCTACGGGTGGATGAATGGCGGATGAAGATGAGTGAGAACGTGCAAGCCACGCTCACCAAGCTTCGCAGTGCGAACGATCGCACTGTTGCCGCATTCACCAAAGGCCAGGACCGTATCAACCAGTCCTTCAGTAGGATGAAGACTGGCATCAAGGATGGGATCGGCGGGGCATGGCAAGGAGCCAAAGCATCGCTGGGCGAGTTCAAGGAGGGCATGCTCAGCAGCCTGCCGATCCCTCCCCAGATGGCCAGCGCACTGGGTGCGTTGGCCGGACCGTTGGGTATTGCTATCGCTCTGGCCGCTGGCCTCACCCTGGGCTTGGTGAAGAGCGTGCAGGCAGCGGAGGCCTTTGGTGTGCCGTTCCGTGAGCTGCGCAACCTGAACCTGGACAAAACGAGCGAGCAGCTGCAGACGCTGAATGATGACCTGCTGCGCCTGTCCTTCGACAAAGGCCTGAACGCAGAGGCCGTGACCCGTGCCTACTATGACATTCAGAGTGCCACGGGCAAGTATGGCCCGGAGGTGCTGGCCATGACCGGCCGTATCGGTGAGGCGGCGCGTGCACTGAACATGGACTACAGCGCAGCGGTGAACGGGGTATCGAAAGCGATGCTCGTTTTCAAGTTGCAAGCCAGTGATCTCGACTCTATCCTGGAGAGCAATGCGAAGACCGTGCAGGTCGGCATGGTGAACTTCGACCAGCTCGCACAGGTGCAAACGGAATACGCTGGTGCTGCAGGTGCAGTGAACCAGAAACTGGACACTGCCAACAAGGTGTTCGCGGCGCTCACGCAGAGCACCAAGGATGCGAACATCGCGGCCACAATGACCAAGGGGGCGTTCCAGGACCTGACCAAAGACTCCACCGTGAAAGGCTTGAAGTCCATCGGTGTCAGTGTCTACGATGCCAGCGGAGCGATGCGCCAGGCGGATGACATCTTGAAGGACTTGGTACCGCGACTTTCAGGAATGACCGACCTCCAGTTCAGCACGCTCAAAGAAGAGATCGGTGGAAGTGAGGGTATCCGTGGCCTGCTTGACCAGGCGAAGGGCAGCGGGGATACGCTGCTTCAAACGCTGGAGACTTTCGACTCCAGTAAGTTCAGCGTCAGTGATGCCATCCGCGCCAGCAATGGTGACCTCGATGTGATGAAGGACATGCTGAGCAACAAGATCAACGCCGCGATGATCCATGTAGGACAAGCTGTGTTGCCCTTGGCCGCGAACATCACAGACATGCTCATTGGCGCGGTGAACGGCATCCGTAACATGGTAGCATGGCTGAAGGGACTCTACGATAGCTCTGCCCTCGTGCGGGCTGTTTGGGAGAGCATCTTCGTGTTGTTGAAGACGGGCTGGGAGATGGTGGTGGCTGCTGTGAAGGTGCCACTCAACCTGATCATGACCATTGCGAAAGCTGCGGTCGAAGTTCTCTCGGGCAACTTCTCCCAAGCATGGGAGACGGTGAAGCAGGGTGGCAGTGACGTGGCCGACAACCTGGCCAATATGGTCACCGGTATCGGGGGAGCCTTTGGTAGTGCGTTCGACAACGTGATGCCCAAGGATAACCAGACGTTCAAGGCCAAAGCATCCATTGACACCAGCGCTGCACAGAAGGCCATGGAGGGCGTGAGCGGAAACATGGTGATGGACCCGGCCAACAAGCCCAACCCCGGCAAGGCCGCTGACCTGCTCGGTGGTACCGGAGCTACCAAGGGCGCTGCCACCACCAACGTGAAGCAAGGTGTGACCGAGGTGGTGGGCGGTGGCCAGCAGATGCGCACTGTGACCGTGAACATCCAGAGCCTGGTGAAGGAGCTCACCGTGCAGACCACGAACATGCGTGAAGGCAGCGCAGAGATCCAACGCCTGGTGACGGACGCCCTGGTGCGTGCCGTGAACGGTGCCGAACTGGCCATAGCGAACGACTGATGGCTGAGATGAACCTGCGCCAGCTCTACGGTACGACCTTCGGGTTCGTGGCCCTTCCCTTCCGTAAGGAGACGGGCAGCGTGGAGGTGACCAAGGCCGAACCGTTCCAAGGCCAGGCCGTTGGTGGCCAGGAACCGGAGCGCTATGGGCTGATGGGCACGCCCATCCACCTGCCGTGCAAGCTGGAGAACTATGACCTACCGAACGAACCGCTGATCGATATCACCGGTGAGCGCATCATCGTTAAGACCCAGGTGGACGGCAATGATGGCACCTTCAAGGAGCTTTATAGCACCGGTGATATGGCCATCACCATCCGTGGTATCTGTGTGAATGAGGATGACCCGGACAGCTACCCCGAGGACCAGGTGCGGGCCATCCGCAACATCATCGAAACGCGTAGGCATGTGAAGATCGTGAACAGGCTCACGAGCCTCTTCAACATTGAGCACGTGGCCATCGAGTCCTTCAGCTTCCCATCCATGGAAGGAGAGCTTGGGATGCAGGCCTATGAGCTGCGCTGTGTCTCGGATCGCGAATTCGCCCTCAACCTCCGTGAGCAGTGAAGGCGATGAACGCACATATCACCATCGGTCAGTATGACTTCCGCTACGTGCACCAGGTGAGCGTGGAGAGCAGTTGGAAGGTGCTTGCTGATACTTGCACCATTGAGCTGCCCAATGTGGAGGGGCAGCTCACGAAGGCGATCGTGCCGGGTGACGAGGTTATCGTGCGCCTGGGGTATGATGGTGCCTATAGCGAGGACTTTCGCGGCTACGTGTCAGCTGTGGCCCCAACCAGCCCGGTCCGCATCGAGTGTGTTGACGCGATGTGGAAGCTCCGCCAGGAGACCATCACGATGAGCTGGCGCAGCGTGTCCCTTGCGGACGTGGTGCGCTACATCGTACCGGGATCCGTGGTGTCGGTGCCGGATGTGACGCTGGCACCCTTCCGCCTGGACAAGGTGACCCGTGCCGAGGCACTGCAGGTGGTGAAGGAACAGTACGGGCTCTGTGTCTTCTACCGTGGCCCTGAGCTGTACGTTGGCCTTCCGTACGGCATTGACCAGGTGCCCCTTGAATGGCGCTACCACATGCAGCGCAACGTGGCCAGCTTCGGCAGCCTGGCGTTCAAGCGTGCCGATGATGTGAAGGTGAAGGTGCAGGCCATCAGCATCCGCCCGGACAACAGCCGTCTGGAGGTGGAGGTCGGTGACAGCCAGGGCGAGCAGCACACGCTGCACTTCTACAACCTCACCGAGCCGGAGCTACGCCAGCAGGCAGAGCAGAAGCTTGGGCTGATGAAGTACGATGGCTACACCGGCGCGTTCACCGCGTTCGGCTTCCCCACGGCACAGCACAGCGGGATCGTTGATCTGGCTGATGACCGCTATCCTGGACGCGGTGGCCGGTACTTCATCGATGCGGTGAAGGTGAGCTACGGACCGAACGGATACCGCCGTGAGATCACCCTCGGAAAGCGGGCATCATCATGAGCACCGAGCGGGTCAATAGCGCACTGAGGAAGCTGGTGAAGCGCCAGCAGACCGTGCCCGTGATCAGTGGCACGGTGACCGCCGTCAATGGCATGCTGTGCGATGTGCAACCGAGCGATGGCGGTGCGGTGATTTTCGATGTGCGGATGAAGGTGGCCAGCAACGAAGGCGATGCCGGGTGTTATGCCGTTCCGATGGTAGGCAGCCGCGTTCTCCTGGTGATGCTGGAAGGCAACGTGAACGCCTGGGCATTGCTGCAGGTGGAGACGATTGACCGCTGGGTGCTGAAGCTGGACACCGGCGCTGAGCTGGTGGCATCACAGGGCGGTGAAGTGGCCATCAACGGGGACCAGTACGGAGGCCTGGTGAAGGTGAACGAACTACGCACAGAGCTGCAGAAGGTGAACACCTTCCTCACTGCATTACGGACGGCGATCAGTAGTGCGATACCAGTACCGAACGATGGCGGTGCAGCACTGAAGATCGCCATCACCAACGCGATCGCCGGGCAGCAGTTGCCGACCTACTCAGGTATCGAAAGCACCAGGACGAAGCATGGAGGTCTTTGATTTCATATTCGATGAGGATGGCGACCTGTTCGTGCAGGGAGGTGACCTTGCGCTGGGCGAGTCCACCCTGGATCATCAGCGCGACCTGATCCTGGCTGCCAAAGGTGACTTCAGGCAGTGGCCGTTGATCGGGGTGGCCATCCGCACGGAACTGCTCAACGCTATCGGCCCGAGTGACATCCGTGTGGCCATCCAAAGAGAGATGGAAAGGGACGGCATGGCGGTGAGCAAATTGGTTGTCACCAATGAGCTGGATATTGACCTCGTAGCCTCATACCGTGATGCGTAAGACAACGGTCCTGGACAGGCAGACCATCGTGGATATCGCGGTGCGTGAACACGGCTCGGTTGAAGGGCTGTTTTCGGTGCTGAAAGACAACCCTCAGGTGGAAGGCGTTTCGGACCAGCTGCTACCCGGTCAACAGCTCGATGTAAAGGCTGCTCCGGTGGACGCTGTTGTGACCGGCTTCTACCAGGCGAACAACCTCTACCCGGTGACCGATACCCTGCTGCCTGTGGATGAGTGCAGCGGGTATCCGTGCATCCCCCGTAACGTGCAGGCCTACGCGGTCACCACGCCCGACTTCCAATCCTCATTGGAGGTGATCGGCACCCCTGTCGGAAGGAGGTTCTTTATCACCGACCTGACGCCTGCCGAGGACCCTGAGACGGCATCCCTGTTCGCACGCTACACGGGCTACGTTCTGAGGTGGCGTGGACTGGGTGATACCGGTGGTGCGGAAGGCACTGCTTGGGATGTGATCAGTGTGGCTCCTGGGTCGGTGATCGACATCAACACGGGCACCAGCTATTGGAAGAGCTGGAACGCTGCCAGCGGCACCGCTGTATACCCCTCCGGCCGCTTTGGTCTGCCCTGGCTTCCGCCCCCCACTGAGGAGGGTTCATTTGAGAAGGTGAGCCGGTCCATGGAAGAGCCTATCCAAAGCGCCATGTTCAGCCCTTGCCGATGGTGGCAGGTTCAGCGTCAATCGCTGATGGAGGGAGGTGACTTTGTGGACTTCGGAGAGCGCCGAAAAGAGAACGACCCAACGCTGTTCCCATTGGAGGGAGGCTTCTACTTGTACCGCATCCTCTGGAGCACCGGCGCAGGCACGATCTGCGTACAGGGCTACAGTGAAACAATCCTATTGGTCTGATGGCACGCACACTGACGGAGATCTATGACGCACTGGCTCTGGAGAAGAGCGAGATGCCTGAGCTGACAGCGCTGCAGCCGAACATCGATACGGCACAGAGCCTGCTCAACTCGCTAGCCACACCCAGCCGGGTGGCACGCTGGCGTTTGATGCTCTGGGTGGTGGCAGTTTGCACCTTCGTTCATGAGAACCTCTGGGACCTCTTCCGTGCTGAGGTGGATGCGATCGCGCTCGGGTCCACCATTGGTACTTTGCGGTGGTACGTGAACAAGGCTCTGGCCTATCAGCACGGCTATGACCTGGTGATCATCGACAACGTACCGAAGTACGAGCTGGATGTGCCCGCTGCACGTATCGTGAAGAGCGCTGCCGGACGCGATGTGACCGGGCATGTGATCATCAAGGTGGCCAAGGTGGTGAGCGGCAACCTGGCCCCGCTCAGCACGCCCGAGTTTGAAGGCTTCGAGGCGTACATGGATGCCATCAAAATGGCGGGTACCGTGCTCACTGTTCTCAGCGCTCCACCGGACCAGGTTAGGGTGACCGCAACCGTGTACTACAACCCCCTGCTTTTGGCTGCCAATGGAAGCCTGCTCACAGATGGCTCTGTGTTCCCCGCCGAGGACGCGATCCGGGAGTACTTCAGCTCCCTTCCCTTCAATGGTGAGATGAGCATCACGGCGCTCCAGGATGCACTGCAGCGTGTCCCATCCATCGTGAACCCGGTGATCAGCTCCGTGCAGACCCAGTACGGTGCATTCCCGTTCACGCCGGTGGTGCAGTACTACACGGCCTACGCGGGCTATCTCATCATAGATCCGCTGACGCCGCTGGCCACCACCATCACATACGTGCCCTATGCTCTTTGAGGTCAACTGGGTGCAGTTTGCGCAGACCCTTATGCCCTCTTGGTGGCGTAAGGTTCGCTTCGTTGCATTCATGCGTGTGATGGTCGGTCAGGTCCGGGTGCTGCACGGTGCGTTCCTGTCCTTCCGTAGCACAACGCTCTACAACATGACGCACACGGCTCAGACGATGAGCCTGGAGCATATCATCAATGACCGTTTCGACCCGCTACTGCGCCGTATCTACATCGACAATCAGCCTGACCCGACGCAGGCCTACATCTTCCGCCTGGTTGAGGCAGAGGATGGCCCAGCTCTATACCGGCGCTGGCGCATCGTCACTGCCTACACTACAGGCCAACGTGTGGCTCATAATGGGGTCATTTACACCGCACTGGCCAATAACACCGGGGTGGCACCTGTAGATGGCAGTCCATCGTGGTCAGTGACCGAACCGAGCTACACTATCACCACCCTGTACGATGCGCTGAACGCGGCGGACTTCAAGGTGATGATCCCGGACGTCATGTACGTCGATCCGGCCGCTATGCGATCGCTGGTGGACGGGTATAAACTGGCAGGCAAACGCTACACCATCGAATCCTATGAATAAGCTCGACTTCACCCTCAATGGAGGGTTCCCTCTGGACTCTGATGACCTGGCCTGGCAACAGGATGGTATGACCAATGTGCTGGCAGCAATCCTCAATGCTTTCGGGACCGGCCCCTATGGGCTCAATGGGCTCGCCATCACTGCTGGCTCAGGCGCTGGTCTTTACAACGTGGCTGCTGGCTGGGTTGTCATCGCGGGCGAGGCACACTACTACCCTGGGGGCACCGATGTGGCAATGCCAGGCGGCTTTGCCCTTTGGGGGCTGAGCCCGGTGCGTGATGTTGACCCTGCCGGTGAAGAGGTGTTCCGGGACCTGAGCGTCCAGAATGCTTGGAAGCGGACCACTTGTGCGGTCGTGCCCTCATCACCCCTTCCTGACGAATTCTGGCCCTTCAATGGTCTGCGGGTGGATCGCCGTCTGCGCAATGGAGCCGCAGTACCCCGTGGCGGCCTGATACCGTACGTGGGCTCACTGGAGTTCTTCGATACCACTGGGTTGGGCATTACAGGAACACCGATGGAAGGATGGGCGGTGGCCAACGGTCTCAATGGCACAATCGACATGAGGGGGATGGTGGCCGCTGGAGCTACCACGGTGCCTGCCAGTGGAGCACCAGACCGCTTTTCGGGCGTCACGGTGGATACTATCCCAGGAACACGGTATGGCCGCGACCTGCTTCAACTGGAAGCGAACCAGCTACCACAGCACACGCACCCGCTATCATTCCCATCGGAACAGTACCCATCGGCGCTACAGCCAGGCAGCAGTGCGTTCGGATCAGGTGCATCGCACCCCTACCAGCCCTTCCCGACCGCGACCGACCCGAACGAGAGCCTTCTTACCCCTGTTGACATGCGTCAGCCGACCTATATGTTGGTCTGGCTACAGAGCATGGATTAAGGGCCTGTAAAGGCCTCATTAACCCCGTTCTTTGACATCCTGGCAATTTGCACCTTTGGATTTCAAGATCTGCACGTTTCGATTTCCGGCTTCTAGCTGCACCACCACGCTTAC